ATTAAGACTGACCCTATTATAGGTCAACCTGATGTTACAGTTCCTAAGATTCCTAAAGATACTTCTGACCCTCAATGGTTAGATGATGCTTTTTATTCTTTAGGTAAGGCTAAGTCTCATGACTCAGTTATATCGTCACTTCGTCTTAAAGCTGCTGAAGCAGATGGTGTTGACATAGCTATGAAACAACGTTGGAGAGATGCTGCTGAAGGACATGGTAAGTTAGATCCTCATGAAACAGAACTCTTTAAAAAGTACTATGTTGATGAAGCTACAGAACGTGTTAAGTTACTTAAGTATGCTCAGGATAAAGGCTGGGTTCTTCCTACAGAGTTAGACCCATCAATAACTGGTACTAACGTTGCTCGTAAGATTGTTCCTAAAAAATTAACTAGACTTGAAAAAGCTAAAGCTGCTTTATCTGGTGGTAAGTTTGGTGGGTTTGATCCTAATATCAAAGCCAAGCCTGGTGCGGCTTTAGAACGTAATCTATTTGTTGGTGAACTGCCTACAGGTAAACGTATTGTTTTACAAGAACAGTTATTAGATACAGGTGAAACTCGTATTGTTCAATGGCGTAATGGTAAGGCTACTCCCTATGCTTCTGGTGTTAAACTTAAAGCTGGAGAAAAGATAGGCTCTACTAAGATTAAAGAAGCTTATGAAGCTGAGATTGAGAAGCATACTCCTTACGAGTACGAAAAAGATACTCAAGCTGTTCTATATGAACGTCTAACAGAACTTCGTGAATTTACTAGGGCTAATCAATTTCTTGAAGACTTAACTCAGTCTCCTTGGATGTCTGAGAATGCTCATAAGATTAGTCCTACTGAACCTATTCCTGATGGTTACAAACGTCCTAAACATATAGATAAAATACCACAGTTTGAGGGCTATGCATTTAAAGATCATGTTGCAGAGATTATAGAAGACTTTGCTATCTCTCGTAATCCTAATGCCTTGACATTCTTAAGTGGTGCTCTTATTAAGAACATGATGATTAACCCATTACCTCACATGATGAATGAGGCATGGCACGTATACAATGCTCGTGGTCTTACAGGATGGGTTACTCCTGCAGGTATCTATCGTTTTGTACGAACAGGTATGCCTGCTCTTAAATCTGCTCTTACTCAAGACAAAGCTTATAGAGAGACCTTATTAGAAGGTGGTTCTATTATGTCTGCTGATGTTAGAGCTAATGCAGTTATGGATAACTTTTATCAAAAGGGTCTTAAAGAGTTTGCTGATACCCCAGAGTTTAAAGAGTTAGCTAAAGAGATGGGAATGACTCCTCTTAAAGCTTACGATGCTATTTCTAAAAAGTCTAACATAGCCATGTGGACTGTCCGTGATGCTATGTACCTGCAACTTATTAATGAGAAGATGCGTTATGATGGTATGACTAGAGCTGAGGCTATTAAAGAGGTTGAGCGACATCTGCCTGCTTATCGTATTCCTCATAGGGTTATGGGTTCTAGGATGTTATCTGAGGTTCTTCAAAATCCTAATGTAACTATCTTTAGTCGTTACCATTATGGTTTAGTTAACTCTCTTAAAGAAACTGCCAAAGATATAGGAGCTATTCGTAAAGGTCGAGCAGGTGTTAAGGACTTCTTACATGGTCTTGATACTGCTGCTGCTATTGCTGTAGCTGTAGCTGTTCTATATCCTTTACAAGATATGGCTGCCCAATGGTTATCAGGCAATGAAGAAGCTAAACAACGTCGTGCTGGTCCTTACCACATATTTCATGCTATTGCTGGTATTGCTGAACATGAAAAAGATCCTATGGCTTTTATAAGTTCTATATTTACTTTTAATCCTGCTTTACTTGCAGGTGCTCAATTAATAATGAACCGTAAAATCTATAATGGTCAACCAGTATATCATCCTGAAGACTCTCCTAAAAAGATAGCTTATGATATAACTAAGTATGTAGTAACCCAGTTACCAATGGCTTCACAAGCAGAGAAAGCTCAGAAAGAAGAGGATGAGGGCTTTAAGAACTGGCAAATGCGTCAGTTAGATATTGAGTCACCTACTGCTGAAACTGCTATTAAACGTGAGAAACAAAAGAATATTCGTGAGAAAGCTGGTTCTCGTCGTACTGGTAAATGGGAGGCTGGTTTCTAATGGCTATTCAACTACCTCCAATTCCAAATAACCCAATTACTGATACTCACGTATGGCGTGATTGGTTCTTTAAAGTATCTCAAGTCCTAGTACAGGGTGCACAGATTGCTTGGACAAGCCTTAACTTTTCGGGCTCTAATATCCGTGACATTCAGACTAGACAGCACAATGCACTGCAAGACTTACAGGGTGGTGATGGTGCTACTCAGTACTACCACCTTACTCAAGCTCAGTACAATAGTTTAACACCTGACTATACCTATGGTGCTTATCAGAACAATGCTGACCAGAATCTAGCTACTGCTGATACTCCCACTGTCGTAGTATTTAATACTATGGACTATCAAAACAATATGGCTTTAGCTAGTAATAGAGTTACTATTGCTACTGCTGGTATATATAATGTACAGTTTAGTTTACAGTTAGCTAATACAGATGCAGCTGAACATGCTGCAGTTATATGGCTTCGTAGAAATGGTACTGATATTCCTGGAACTGCTAGTAAATTTGATGTACCTAAGAAACATGGTTCTAGTGATGGCTATTTAATAGCTGCTGTTAACTTTTATGTTGATGTGACTGTTGGACAATACATAGAATTAGTTATTGCTTGTGATGGAATAGAAACGGGTGCTTCTGATGGTATCTATATTGAAGCTTATGCAGTTCAAACAGTTCCTTATGCAAGACCTTCTATCCCTAGCTCTGTTATAACCCTAACTCAGGTGGCATAATTATGGATTTTTCTCAGTTATCTGACTTATCTCGTAACTTTGGATCAGGTACTCCTGCTCCTCAAAACTATACACCAGCCCCTAATCAATCTACAGGATCTATGACAAGGGTCCCTACTTTTTCTGATACCTTTAATCTTAGTAGTCTTAAATCTTTTGGTAACTATGTTCAAAATAATGCTAATACCTACTTAGATAAATTAAGTACTAGAGAAGGTATTCAAGAGGCAGCTCTTAGTGGGCATGGTCTAGGTGGTGTTGGTGGTGTTGCAGGTACTTTTATAGGTAAGGGTGCTAAGTACTATGACCAATCTTTAGAAAGACTAGCTTCTGAGATGCATGCTAAAGGAGCTACTCCAGAAAAGATTTGGAAAGAAACTGGGGTCCGTCGTTGGAATAGTGGTGCTAGGCAAGAGATAGCAGATAATACTGCTAAATATAATTTTAATAATTTTGATAATCTTAACTTAGTGCACCATGATCATAATGGTGAAGTGCTTACTTATAATGAGGCTAAAGACCTCTATTTACAAGGCAAAGGTAACTCTGTAGGTACTAGAACAACTTTAAATAGATTACTAGATCATCCAGAGTTATTTAAAAATTATCCAGATTTAAAAAATACAAATGTTTATATAGATTCTAGGCTTACTAAAGGAAATGCTAGTTTTGAACCTGATTTTAATACTATAACTATTTCTGGAGATGATTTCTTAAATAAAGATTTATCACCACTGCTTCATGAAATTCAACATAATGTACAGGCTAAAGAAAAATGGCAAGGGGGAGGTAGTCCTGGTAGTTGGGATGACAGTGCCCCAGGTGAACTTACTGGATATGAACGATATCTTCGTATCCCTGGTGAAATTGAGGCTAGAATGACACAAGCACGACAGTATTTAACAGATCTTCAAAGAAGAATGCAAATGCCCACCTCTAAGGATGTTCCAATGCAGAGTATGAACATTCATAAAGATGCTTATGGGGTTACAAAGTAGTTAAATCCTCAGCAAGGCTATTTCCAGGGGCTGTGGCTGGTTTTAGGTAAAAAGAAAGACCGTTAGTTAGACGGTCTTTTTTATTGCGTCACAGTTTCACTGTGTGAGACGTTTTTAGCTAGCTACTGCTAATTTTGCCTTCTTTGGGTTAAGATGCAATTCTACCTCTTCCCATTTGGTAAAAACATTAACTTCCTGTTCAGGTTGTTGTTGACCAAAGATATATTTTGTAGATGCTACAATATAACCGTTCTCTGCTTTGTTAATTTGTACTTGATTGTAATCCATAATTACTCCCTCATGTATGTTATTAAAACTCTAACTATTAAAAGATCTAGTACAATGTAAAGATCGTTTGATCCACCTTCAAAAACATCTTTCTCGGATACAAATTCAATTCCTAACATCATACCAGATATAAATTCAAAAGAGGTTGCGAACATTACAGACCTACCACTTCGCACACACCTGCTGTGCAACTTAATTCCTGAGTAGCTGTAGTAGTATCTTCTTCCTCTTTAAATTTAGACCAATCAACAACAGGAGAAGTTCTAACGAACTCGTTGTAAAACTCTTCTGTTACCTCTTGGTAAGGTGCTTGCTTATAAACGTGATCGGAATGTGGCAGAAGTGACACTCCAGAAACATCACTGAAATTATTATAGATCCAAGCACCAACATCTAAGAACTCATTATCTTGATAGTAAACAGTGATTGACGGATTATGTTCTGTCCAATACTTCTGATATACACTATACAATTTAAGTTGTTCTAAAGCATTCGTTTCATTTCTTGTTATACCCGATTTACTTCCTTGTTGAGGGAAGCTGAAGATTGTGATGTCGTTAGGCTTAGTAACATCGGGTTCATTAGGTATACCTTGTTCTTTAAAGAACGTTGTGAGTGGATCTTTGTTATCCATTCGTACAGTCCTAATATAATGTTTACTGTAAGCAGGGTGAATCCCGCTAGAGCAGCCCACCAACTGGCTGACTGTACCTGAAGGCTTAACAGTAGTGATAGCAACAGACTGAGGAATACCAAGTTTGTCAGCCCATTCCTTATTGATTGCAATAGCATGTTCTCTTAACTCCTTTAACCATTCAATACATTCATCAGAAGCTTGACTAAGTACAGGATGATCCATAATACCTGTCATACTAACACCTAGTAAGCGTTCCTCTTCCTGATTCTTTTTCCATTCAGACCTTAAGTATCTAAAGTTTGTAAGGGTGGACTGAAATGTCCCGACAATTGTTGCGACTTCAATTTTTTCCTTAAGGTCAGCAAGGGTGTCTTCCTCTCGGATGACGACTTCACTGAGATTACAAACTCCCTTAGATCGCAGGATAATTTCTCCGCAAGGATTTGTACCGTAGTCATAGCCATCAACATCTCGTCTTCCGTTAGAGGATGCTTTCTTTGTAGCTGCAACTCTATTAAATATTCCTCGTTCCCCACTCTTCGACTCATATAATGTATTCCATTCTTTTAAGAAGATACCTACATCAGGTTTCTCTGTGTATGATACTGAGTTATTAGCAAGAGCACGTTGAACATTGTCTTCCCACCAAGCACCGTTCTTAGCATTACGCATACGATCATCTGTTAAATTAGATAAGCTGATGAGCGCACTACGACGAACACCACCAACAATAACAATATCAGCAACTTTGCATACCAAGTCATGGCATTCCAATGAATTTAGTTTACGTCCTGCGGCTCGTTTAAAAGTATGAATCGTAAATGCGAACAGGTCTTCGAGAGGTTTTGGACCGCTTGCTCTACCACCGAAAGTCCTGAGTCTAGATCCTGCAGGTCTAACTCCTGAGGTATCCCATTTCGGCACTCGTCCTGAATATAAGAGGCTAATGAGTTCCCTATAAGCAGATGCCCAACCAATTCGTGAATCCTTGACTCTAATAGATGTGTCTGTTTCATGGAATTCCTCAGCTACTACTGGTAGATTGCTAGTAAACTGTCTTTCTACAGAGAAGCCCACACCAGTACCGCACATTAATATATACATTACTTCATCAAAAGCTTTAGGATTATCTATTGCTACATAGCTACAATTGTAACCAGCAATTTCATCACGTTCTAAAGCAGGTCCTGCTGTCATTAAACAGCGCATACTTGGCATTACTTTTAATTCTTGGATAGCTTTATTTACTTTGTCTTCTGGAAATATATCAAAACGTTTTTTAAAGAATCCTGTATATCGACTTACTGTTTCTTCCCATGTCTCACGACGATTCTCAGCAGGGACCCATCGAGCGTATCGACTGGTATGAATGAATCGTTGATAGTCTGTTAATGCCATTAATAAGTATCCTCATCTATAGATAGTTCATTGTTAAAGTATTCATATTTGTCCTCTATACGGTCATAGAAAGCATCTACTATATCAAATGAATTTATATTCAAGAGTTCTAGTAGAGTAATCTCATCATACTGTTCAGCTAGTTTTCGTTTAATTTCTAACAGAGTGAATGTCATTTTGCTTTCTTCTTTGTGTTGATACCTAATATTATACTATAGTTAGTTAGTAGTGTCAACATAATTTAGTATTTAAATCTTTCCATCTCTATTAACATTTCTATGAAATGCCTAGCTTTTTCTAGATCTTGAACACCACCCTTAAGTCTCCATCTACATAAGTATTTAATAACAGTGGATTCTATGTAAGGGATTTTGTTTACATGACAGAATTCAACAGGTTGTATTTTAAAGTCTTTGTAATGACCTCCTCCAATTTGTTCGTCTAGTGATGATAGTAGTTCCTTATTATCCATAAGTCCTCCGTAAGTAATCAATAGACACAGCCATTTCATCAAAGGCACCATCGTTCACTTCGTGAAGCATGTAGAACCCTCTCCAATGTTGATTGCCTTGTATCCCAAGGTAGTCCTCATCGTGCTCGTAACACGAGCCTGCAATGATTGCTGTCATCTCTTGTCCATCCGCTCTCCGAGCGTATCCTATTTGTCGTCCTTGTTGGTGACCTGCGAAGCAAGACATGTGTTTCTTAGTTAGCAGCATAGCTGCACTAGTCACAGGTCGTCCGAGAATACCAGAAGTAAAATAATGAGAATAAGCAATACCGTCAATTACCACCACCTCAAGGAACGGATAAACTTCCCAACCGTGAGCTTCATAATTAAGATCCTTAGTAGAAATGAGACCATCAAGTTTTCTATCATATTCAATAGCCCTATCAATACGGTTCTCATGATTGCCTAGAGTAAGTACTAAGCGAGGATTCCACCGTTTATCTTTGTTACGAATGAGTCGATCTTGTTCAGCTTTAATTGGAGCCATCAATGCATCCATGCCTGCATGAGTAGCTTGTATGTCTGCTTTATAAGTACGACCCTCAAAGGATTTCTTACCTACATCATAGCTAGAAAGAGAAGGCATATCAGCAAAGTCACCAATACACACAATCACATCAGGCTTCTTTTCAGAAGCATAAGTACCAATCCAACTAAGATAATCAATGGATTGCCCAGGCTTCACCTGGCAATCAGGAATGACTAAATGTTTACTCATCTGAACTTCTCTCTCTCATCTAGCATACAGTTAGCAATAGCATAGGCTTTAATAGCTAAGTGTGTTGGTGTACCTATGTCAGGATCTACAACTTTAATTAAACCATTAAGAGCTTCTAGTGCAAAGTAGTCTCTAAGATTCATACCTGTCCACATTCTCTTGTCTTTATCTACACAAGGGAAGGCAGGGGAGTTACCCCTTGGTGCTGTCTTTACATCACTCATTGTACTTGACCCCCTTCTTCTCTGAATAAGTCTAACTCTTGTTGTTCATCTTCAATAGCTACATCATAGATACCTCGACGAACTAACTCTTTAATACTAAAGTCCATAAGGAATGCAGCTTCTTCTTGATCTACATGGAAGTCAAAGTCCAGAGACCCATCTTTATTTTGCGTACAATTGCTTATAATC